TGCCCGAGCGGTGCGGTAGCGATGCCGTTGAGATAAAGGGTAGGGAGTGCAATCAACTGCGTCGGGACGCCGCTCGTGAAGTGGAAGCCGAGCGTCTTGCCGCTGCTCCCGATCCAGGCGTCGTTGACCGAGACCGGAGTCGTGAGCTTTGACAAGATGTTGACGGCATCCAGGAAGACCGTGTTGTTGCCGCTGGAGGTAAGGCCCTTCAGGGACAGGACATGGTCGCCGGCCGCGAGTGGCGGCAGCAGCGCGTAGTAGGTCTGGTACGTGGTGCCGGCCGGCGTGATCCGGGCCGCCTCCCGGCCGTCGATGCCGACCGCGAACGTCTGGATGCCGTACGGCTGCGGGTAGTTGCGCTGCGCGGCCTGGAGCGTGACGATGAACGAGCCGGCCGCGGGGAAGTTGATCGCCTGCGAGGCCGAGCCGTTGGCCTGCAAGAACGCGACCTGATTGCCCTCCGGCGCGGCCGGATTGCCCTGCGTGAAGCCGGAGCCATTGCCCGACAGGCCGCCGTTGGGGCCGAACGTCCACGCCGAGCCGGCGGGCTGGTACTTGAACTTGCCGTGCCCCTGCGCCGGCACTTCGAACCCCGGCTCGGCGACCGTCTGGCCGAGCGAAGCAAGTAAAAGGATGATCGCGTGCATATTCAACATCCTCCGCAACCATGCCGTGCGACATGAGCCCGAAGCTGGGCGTCATCGTCGGATGATGGCTCGGGCTCGCCGGCCGCCTGGCGAATCATCAGGGCCCGATACGCTTCGCGCCGGCTGGCATCGGGATTGTCCTCGGAGCAGAGCCAGCGGTAACGCGCATGGCCAGTCTGCTCGACTATCAGGTCAAGGGCATCGGTCCAGTTCATGCGGTGACCGTGTAGGTTGACGATGTGACTCCCGAAGCCGCCGCATAGCCGGGGCATTCCTCCTCCGTCGGATTGTGGAAAACCACATTCAGCGGATCACACGTCAATGACGTTGGGGGAAAGTAGCATGTCTGAGTTACGCCGAACTCGTCGAGATATTGAACCTGCTTGACGAACCCACCGGATAGGCACGAGAAGAAATTAGCGGCCCACCAGGTGCCATCGTTGCGATATGTCGCCGTCGAGGAACCGGTATGTGTCCCGGTGGGATTGACGAACGTCCAACTATAGTGCAACAGCTTGGGGAAGGCGCAGCCACCGCAACAGACATAATTGGTCGTATCGAGATGGCCCGCCATGTTCACGTTGAGCGGGGTGGACGAGAGCGTCTGGCCCGTGAAATCGGTGGTGGTATATCCGGTCGCCGCGACCCTCACCGTGCGGTTGCTGCCGCAGCCGGCCGTCGAGGCGAAGTTGCCGCTGCTATCCGTGGTGCCGGTATCGAGCGTGGTGCCGCCCGAGTCCTTGATGGTCACCGTAGCCCCGGCGAGATTGGTCGAGCCGTCGCAGCCCAGCAGATGTATCGTGCAGGTGCCGCCGCCGCAGCAACAGTCGCCCGACCCCGCGGCACTCGGATTGAGCTGGATACCTCCGGGCATGGTCTAACAATCGGAAGCAATCTCGCGGCGTCGAGCTTCACGCGCGGCATCGAGTTTGGCGCGATGCTCGGCGGTCTGGACATGCCCGAGAGCCCGTTTGTTGCCCATCGCCGCTGCCGACATCTTCGCTCGGGTTTCGGCCGAATGCTTTTTGCCGATGCCGGCTGCCGCCATCTTTGCTCGCCTTTCCGCCGAGAGTTTCTTGCCCCGCTGTGCGGCTGACATCTTGGCTCGTGTTTCAGGAGATATGTTTTGTTTCGCCGCTGAGATGTTGGCGCAATGTTCCGGTGAAAACGTTCTCCCGCGAAGCTTGGCCAAGGTTTCCTCTGAATGCCTGCGAGACCTAAGTTTGGCCCGCGTCTCGGCCGTGGGTTTCATTCCCATGTGGGTTGCCGAGATCCTGGCTTTCACCTCAGCCGTCACTTTACGCCCCCTGTTGGCTGCGGCAACCTTGGCGATATGTTCTGGCGACTGGACGTGTCCAGCACCATATTTATTGCCCCTACTCGCCGCTGCCATTCTCGCCCTCATTTCCGGCGTGAAGACTCGCTTTCGGTTTGCTTCCGCGACGGCTGCCTTGACATGGGCTGGCATGACATGGCCAATCCTCGATCCAGCCTTTGCACAAATGTTGAAACCGTGCCGATCATTTACAGTGTTCAACCGATCGATCCAGTGCTGTTCGACCTCGATCAATCGTGAAGGCTCGACATATTCGAGAACCCCGAAGACGAATGCATCGGGACCGTACTTGTTCCAGGCATTTTGAAGCCGGGCCGAATGGTGCTTTCCTCGCTCAAGAGAAAGCTGATGAGATCGCCAACGGCTAGAAAGCCAGGCGGAGCTTCCTACGTAGAATTTTCCTGTAGGCTGGCATCGAATCGCGTAAACGCCGCTTCCCAGGATATGCTTGTGAGGAGCCATTGCCACGTCTCTCCAGAAGACAGGTAAGGGTCAGGGTTGCCGGGCGTTACAAGCACCCGGCGACCCGTCCAATTTAGCATGTCATCCTCTCTGAATCCACTGTTGTTTATTATTTGCAACTAACAGTCGGCGCTGCATACCCACCATACCCCCGCTCTCCAGAAAACTTGCACCGTCTTCCCCGTGGCGATACTCGCGGTCAGGGTATGGACGTTCCGACATTCTTGCCCGGTCTCGGCCGCGACCAGGCCGCCCTGGTCGTCGTCGCGGTAGATGGTCACGCGCCCTGAGCTCGAGGGAGCGGTGAGCGTGCCCGTGGGAATGGCCGTCGTGACCTGGGCCGGCTGGATGGGCAGGAAGGGATTAACCGGCGAGCTTGAGCGCTGGTCGGGCGGGCGGCCGTACATCGCCTCCACCCGCTTGACCGCCCGGCCGAAGCGGCGCGCCAGAGGCTTGCTGAGATAGACCGGACCTTTGGGCTTGGAGTCGGGCACCGGCTATGATCCGCCTCCGCCCGGCACGCTTGATACCGTGAGCAGGTCGTCAGCGAAGTTGAACTTGCTGAAGTCTTGAAGCGGATAGAGCTGGAATTTCAGGTAGTAAGGATCGGCCCCGGGAGCATAGACGCCGTTCTGGTTGATCAGGACTGGTTTCGTCGCCGGTGCTCCGCCCAGGATGATGGGTTTTTTGCCCTGTGTGGGGTCGAACGGCGTTTTCAATTCATGCAATCCCGAATTGGGTATCATCTCCGTCCAGCCGGCATAGATCACATTGTTGCTGGCATCGGTCACGAATTCGCGGATCTCGAACTGATAGGTGACGACCCAGTAATAGCCGTAATCGGCGTGATACTCCCGCTCGGCGACGACATCGGCACACTTGACCGTGTTCGGTGCATAGATGGCGAGGAACACGTCCTGGTTGCAGGTGTCCTTGAACGTCTGCACATACTGCGAATTGAAGGTCGGCTCGTTGCGCACGATCGTGAGCGTGCCGCGCGAGTCGTCACGTTTGAGCGGCGGGTCGTAGGGATCGCCGACCGTGTTGACGATGGCTTTGCCCTTGTTGTCAAGATGGCATTCCCGCTCGTACCTGGCCGACCCGAAGGAGACCTTGGGCGGCACGCTGAACGGGCTGGTCTGGCCGTCACTGGCCGCTTCGGTCGTGGCCCCGCCCTGTTCGGCCCAGTTGAACTGTCCGTAGTTGAGCGTGCAGAGCCATTGCTTGCCGTCGTCGCCCTCTTCTTTGAGATCGAAACCCTGCAAGTAGGAACCGTAATCCCATTCCGTGGGCGTGGTGGTCAGGGGGTGGATATAACTATCGCCGACCCGGAAGCTGAGCGCCTTGGCCACGGCACGCATGCCCATCGTCGGGTCATCCGTGATCACCCGGACCTGCTGCGAGTAGGTCCGCCCGCCCTGGCCCGACCAGGAGACGGAGCGGTTGCCGCGCACGTCGGTAATGGATTTGATTTGCACGCCTAGATGTCGTCCATGATCTCGGGCTCGTCATCGCCGGCTTCCAGCGCCGCCTTGATACCGCCCAGCAGTTTGACCTGCTCATCAGAGTTCTTGGCCATTTTCTTGTTGTGCCCTTCGTCGCCGATGTCGTACTTGCTGCGGATCAGGGCACTGGCGGCACCGGAACTGCCGATCGTGAGGGCCTCGCCGGCTGATTTGGCGAGCGTGGAACCAGCCGTCGCTTTCGCGGCTGGCGTGGCGGCTGCGAGAGCGCCCTTGGTGACTTCCTTGCGAGCCTCCTCGATCTTCTTTTTCGAGGCGGCGAAAGCGGCGTCGATGCCTTCGGAAGACCAGGGCTTGGCCCATTCCTTTTGCAGGTCTTCGAATTGCTTGTCGGCTGACTCGTGCAAGCTGGCGGAGAAGCCCTCCAGGAAGTCGCGGTTCTCCCCTTTCTTGCCGCCGCCGAGCAATTCAGGCAGGTTCTTCTCCAGCCATTTATCGAGGTCGATCAGCGCATCGACGATCGCCGCAATCGAGCCGGTGAAGTTTGCTTGCCAGGTGTGGAAGACCCCGGCCATGAATTGCCAGGCATCGGCCACGCCGCCGACCGCCTTCTGAACCCAGCCCATGCCCTCGGCCGATGACTTCGCGGCTTCCAGGCTGCCTTCGCCCCAGTCGAGGGTCGTTTGCTTGAGGCCCTTGAACGCATCGCCCGCCGCGACCACCAGCACATTGAGCTCGGCGAAAAATGGCTCGACCAGCTCGGGGAGGTTCTTGCCGAGGGAAATCTCCAGCTCCTCGACGCGCCCGCGGAACGAGGCCCAGGAAGCCCCCGCGTCCATCGCGCGCTGGTCCATCGTGCCCAGGATGCCGGCCCCGCCCTGCATGATCGCGTTGAACCGCTCCTGCGCGCTCATCGTCGCCGAAACGGTGATCCCGAATTCCTTCAGCCCCTTCCCCTTGCCCGCCATGCCGGCCTGTAGCTTGCCCATGGCCTGCTCGAAGCTAATCCCTTTGAAATTAGCCAGGGCCTGCCCCATCACGCCAAGTTGCGAGGCCATCTCAGCCGCTGGACCTTCCGCCACGCCGAGAGATTTGAAGAGGCCGCCCATCTTCACCGCCATCGCGGTGAAGGAAATTTCGCTCGTACCAAAGGCTTTATTCATGCGTTCCGCTTGCGCAACCACAATGGATGCGCTATCGGAAAACATCGTGCCGAGGCGCTCTACATTGTCCGAAAGATCGTCTGCAAGCCCGGCGAAGTGCCCCAGGGCCGCGATCCCCGCGCCCGCGAAGCTGCCGGCGATCAGGCCCTTGATGGACATGACCGACTTGCCGAACCCGGCGAGCGAACTGCGCGCATCGTTCAGGCCCTTCTGCAAGCGCTCCGTCGTGGCCGTCATGGCAATTGCGATCGTACCGACTAAGATTGATATGTCCTTACACGAATGTTAATCGAAATCAACAGCATGACTATTCAAGCCTCCCGATCGGACTGCCCGTCGTTGATCGTACCCACTAATGCCATTATGTTTTGACTTCTCGCTCGAGGCTGATCAGCATGCCGCGCATGGCGAGGTCGCGCGAGTGCTCCTTGTTCAGGTCATAGGCCGGTCGCATGAACGGATGGGGTGGTACCGTACCATGCCCGTACTCGACCGCCGCGGGGTACCAGTATTCGCCCTTGACGAACCCCGGATCAGGCTGGATCTGCACCAGCAGCCCGACGCGGTTCCTCTTCCGCTTCATCGCCCGGAGCTTGATGTTTTTCTTGAGCAGGCCCGACAGGACCGGCACCCGCAAAAGCGCATCTTCCAGGACCAGCTTCATCCCCTTGCGCATGTTCTGAACGAGGATCTTCCGCTGGACCTTCCTTTCCAGGGTCTTCATCCTCGAGTCGATCTCCTTCACCCCCGTCACCACAATCGATCCCGCCACCGAGCACCCCCTGTAGCCACGCGACCGATTCCTCGGCCGTGAGCTGTTCGCCGGCTGGCCTGCGCCGCGACCGCGCCACCGGGATGAAGTCCTCGGGCTTGTAGCGCCGCTTGCCAAACGCATTGGCGAGCACCGCCCAGAGCCCCGCCCCGATCGACCACGGGTCGGGCAGCGGGCAGACGTGGCGGTTGAACGCGAGCCATTCCTCGAGCTCGCGGTCGGAAAGCGAGGCTTCTAGCTCGGCGACCGTGCGGCCAAGGGCAAGGGCGAGGCGGAAGAGGAATTGCCGTTGCGGTCGCAAGGTGAGTTTTTTGCCGCGTCCTCCAGGTCCTTGACGTCGCCCTCGGTCAGTCGGTTGACCTCGGTGGCGGCGACGACCAGTTGCTGCAGCGTGGCGGCGGGCAATGCCGACAGGGCCGGGATGTCGGCAGGCTGGAAGACCAGCTCGCCGTCTTCATCGCAGACCGTGCAGGCGACCAGGCGGGCCCGGAAGTCGCGCGACTTGCCCTTGGCGTGGGCGACCTCGAATTCATCCCGCTCGCCGGCCGACATGGCGCGGACGAAGCAAGAGCCGAGGCCGGGTACCGTGACGGGGCGCCGCTCCAAGGGCTGCGGGGCGAGGAACGAGATGCGAGTGAGCACGGGGTCAACTCCAGACGATGGGGCCGGTCAGCTTGACGGTGACCGCCGCGGTGAGGTTCTCTTGCACGCCGCCGGCATCCGGCGCGAACTTGGTCAAGAAGCCGTCGACCGTGGCCTTCTTGGGCGTGCCCGAGCACGGGTAGCTGATCTGCCACGAGTGCATCGCCGGGACGTCTTGCAGGGCCGCGAGCTTGGCGTGGACGGCGCTATCGGTCGGGTCGAAGTCGATCTCGAAGGACAGCTCGCCGGGGTCCACGATCGTGTAGCGGTAGGTCTTGCGGGTGCTGGCCAGGACCGTGGTCTCGACCGAGCCGACCTCGGCCTCGGGGCCCGAGATGCTGGTGATGAGGCCGATCACGACATAGGTCGTCGGGGTCGTGAAATCACAGGCGAGGGTTGTCCCCGCTGCCGGTTGCGTAGCGGCCATGAGATGGGACTCCTAATTGAGATTCGCGGGGAGTGATACGCGGTGGTTGACCTGGTAGTCGCTGGCGATGGAATACGACCACTGATCGCTGCCGGCGATCGGTGGCGAGGGCAGGTCGATCTCGTTGTCGAGGATGCACGCGGTGATCGGTACGCCTTCGATCGTGCCCGCGTAGCCGTCGAAGCAATCGCGGACGGCCTGCGTGATCAGGTCGACCGCCGCCTGCGAATACCCATGCGCGGTGACCTGGACGCGGGCCTGGCTGGTGCCGTCCGATCCGGTGAGGACATGGCCGTAGGGCCGCGTGATGACCGCGTAAGTGAGCGCGGGGCCGTCCTTGAGGTTCACGGTCTGCGGCAGGGCCCCGAAGTGGATCCGCGACCCGACCAGGAGGCTGATCGCATGCGATCCGGCCAGCCGTGCATAGACGGCCTGGCGGAGCTGGCCCTGGATGGGCGGCGGGATGACGACCGCCGCGGCCACGCCGAAGCCCAGGGTTGCGATCGTCTGCCCGTCGCTGGAAAAGCCCAGCGTGACGAGCGAGCCGGCGCCGGCCGGGATCGCCGCCGCGCCGCCGCTGAGCCCCAGGGTGGTGATCCCGGACCCGTCGCCGGAAAAGCCGAGCGTGACGAGGCTGGAGGTCATGCGGTACGGCTGGCACTATCGGATGTGTGGGCCTGGCCCGTGGTCAGTTGGAGTGCCGGCGTCGTGCCGTCGAGCTTGAAAATCGTGATCGTGTTGCCGCTGATGGCGAAATCAAGGAGCCGCTGCATGCAGACGTAGATGCCCTGGGCCAGGGTCGGAGCCACCCCATCGACGTTGTAACTCTCGGTCATCTGCGTGGTCAGGATGGCCGTCGTGATGGCCGCCGCCGTCGGCGGCGCGGCATAGCCGCTTGCCGGTAGCCAGTCGCCCTTGGCGTTCAAGGCCGCCGCGGCGATCGAGGCCGCATTGATCCAGCCGACCGGCGCCGTGGCTCCCAGCGTGGCGAGCCAGTCGCCCTTGGCGTTCAAGGCCGCCGCGGCGATCGAGGCCGCATTGATCCAGCCGGCCGGCGCCGTGGCTCCCAGCGTCGTGAGGGCCGATCGATTGGCGACGGACCACTCGCCGACCACGATGCCGACCACGGACGTCCCGCCCACGTTGGCCGTGCCCGAGAGCCGCAGCGAGTACTCGGAGCCGGCGGTGAATGTGGCAGGATCCACGCTCATGTCGACCACGACCTGGTTCCGGCCGACGACGGAGCCGACGTCGGCGGTCAGCGTCACGCCGCCCGAGGGCGTCACGTCCGTCCCGTCCTTCGTCACGATGACCGCGCCGGCCGAGAGCGAGGTCGGCACGCCCGAGGAATTGACGGTGTTGAACCGGCAGCGGACAGTCCTGGAGGCCGCAAAGTCCCCATAGTAACCGCTCATAAGACGAGTACCTCATTGATGAGACTGCCGCCGACCAGGCCGCCGCCGACGAGGGCGAATCCGCCCGTGAAGACCTGCTCCGCGCCCGCGGTGGTGACCGGGATGTTGGCCGTGTACTGATGGGTGTAGATGTCGTCGACCCAGAAGATCGTGTTATTGGTCGAGCCCACCGAACCGCCGACGAAGGCCACGATCTGCGGGTTGCCGCCGCTACCCGATTGCCCCAGGCCCGTCGTGGCGCTGACCCCGTTGACCCTGAGCTCGCCCGTCACGGATGCCGCCAGCGTGGCGGCGCGAACGCTGATCTTGTTCCACGCATTCGGGGGCACGATCGCGCCCGTGTCATGCTGGGCCGAGCCGTCGTACCAGTTGAGGTGATTCGTCGCCAGGACATACGTGGAAATTCGATTGCCAGTCGCCGCGTTGAAGACGCCCGTCGAGTCCTTGATCTGGGCCGTGCGGCCGTTGAAGTTAGCCGTCTCGTAAGACCACCACGAAAGCGAGACCTTCGGCCCTTGCAGCGCGGGGTTGGGCGACCACATATTCTTCAGTGCGTAATCACCGATCCCGCCCGTGCCCGCCGAGTTGTCGACCTTGATGGCATTGGCGCCGCCGTGCACGTGGGCCGTGGAGAGCGTGGCGTTGGCCCCGATCGGCGCGAACCCCGCCAGGCTTTCGCACCCCTCGTACACGTTGGGGCTGTTCACGACCCAGTCCTCGGTGCAGATCGTGCGCACCAGGTTGCACGTCGCCACGTTGCCGCCGACCTCGCGGTAGTAGACGCAGACGATGGAGCCGTCCGCATTCTGGACGCACGCGGGGTAGCAGCCGTCGCCCGTCGTCTGGCCCGCGTTGCACAGGAACAACGCGGGTGCCCGGTCGAGCCAGGTCGCGCAGTTGTCCGTCGAGATCAGCGCGCCGCAGCCCCAGTCGGTGCCGTAGCGGATGCCCCAGGTGAGGAGATAATTGCCGTTCGCGAGCCTGAGGATGTCGGGGCTGCACGAGGAATTGGTGACGGTGTTCGGCTCGCCCAGCAGTACGGGAGCCGTCCACGTCGCGCCCCAATTCGTCGAGGAGCAGGTGCGCAGGCCGGGACTCGATCCGAAGACGTCGTTGCGCATCACCGCGACCAACGACCCGCCGCCCAGCACGGCAATGTCGGTCTCCGTGCAGCCCAGCACGTTGTCGAACGCGATCGTGCCCTTGACCGTCCAGTTGGTGCCCACCGTCGGGTCGGAGGCCGCCGCGCAGGTCAGGAGCCAGTTGTGCCAGCCCACATCGGCGCCGACCCTGGCGTAGACGGGCGTGTACAGGTTGCCGCTGGGATCGGCGAAAATCTTGTGGTAGCAGGTGCCGATGTCCGTGCCATACGTATAGGGCACGGACAGGAGCGAGCCCGGCGCCAGGGCGAGATTGCTCCACGTCCCGGAGACCGGCCCGCCCACGAGCTTCGCGCACGCCATCTTGGCCTTGCCGACGTTCGAGACCGCGGGAGTATCGGCCGAGTAGATGAGCAGGATCGTCCCGTCTGGCTTCTCGATGGCCGCCCTCGGCTCGGCCATCCTGGTGGCATCCTTGGCCAGGATCGTGGCCTTGCTGCCCCAGGTGACCCCGCCATCGCTGCTCATCATCGTCACGATGGAGCCATTGGTGCGGTCGCTGTTCGAATTCGCCCCCGCGAGCAAGAAGCAGAGGATGCGGCCATGGAGGGCGGCACCGCCGCCGTTGACCCCCCCCTGATTCTGCAAGAGGATCAGCAGCGAGTTGGCGTTGAAGTTGGGGGTGTCCGATTGGGTGTATACATCGGTCGGCCCGACGAGGGCGACATTGGGCCCGATCGTGCCGGCATAGCTCGACGTGGAGGTTGCCGCCGCGTTGCCGTAGTAGATGTAG